CGTAAAACAAAGGGAAGCGGATTTCGTATGCCTTGGTCACATAAGAAGGCAAAACATGACGCATGCGATGGACGAGGTTGCGCGCTATGTGATAATGGAAAGGTAACACAAGGTCCGTATAAACCGGTCATCGTATATTCACATAAAACGAAATCACTCGAATATATATTTGACAAAGAACCCTCTATTAAATTATTACACATGGCAACTTTGCGCACGGAAAATAAGAATCACGCTGTGATCGAAGGGTCTATGAGAGAAGAAGGATCTTTTAATATTCAAGATACACGGGATACGTACACAGATTACGAGACGGTAACACAGATTGAAACTTTTATTCAAAAACATCTGGTGGGTCAACAGAGCGCAGAGATTGTTAAAGTCTTCAAAAAAGATACATCATACCTAGTATCTTCTACATCAAAATACTGCGAAAATCTAAGTCGTTCACATGCATCAAATCACGTATGGTTTTTGATAGAGGGTGACACGATCAACCAAAAATGTTTTTGTACGTGTGAAACGATGAAAGGGAGAAAATATGGGTTTTGTAAAAATTTTGGTGGGCGTAGACACATGTTACCGGATAAAATTTATAAAGCCATGTATCCAGATGGATACAAACCGCACATGTTTTGTCAACCCGTTCCAAAAGAAGTTAAACCCAGTTCAGAAAGTTTGGTTGATATGCTATCCAGTTTTATAAGTAAATACGTCACAAAAAATACTACAAAAGTTTTGTCTGTTACGAAAAAAATGAAAAAAATGTATGTCATCAATACAAACACATGTTGCCAGACGTGTAATAAAGATAATTTACAGTTTAGAATAAAACAGAATTCCGTGTTAGAACAGTTATGTATGTGTAAAACACGATCTCATAATCTCTTAGATAAAATAAAAAGAGTATTATAAGAGATGTATGTCATACTTTTTATCGTAGTTTTGTTTCTCATATTTTCAAATACAATCACGGTAGAAACCAAAAAAGATATAATAGATGATCTCATAAAAGAGACTGAAATCTATTCGGGTATAAACCCAGAAATATACATAGATTTTATCACGAACATACAATTCGCAAAAGATAATGTTAAAGACGTATACATAGCTTACGATCACGTTTTAAAAGCTTTGGATCACTTTAACGAAATAGCTCTTTATGTTATTCCCATAGATCCGGATATTCAGGACGAAATAACTGTTCTGAACGAGAAAATACTATTAGAGTTTGAAAAAAGGTTTAAAAGAGAAGCAAACAATCAAAACTTACGTTTTGTACCTAAATATGCTTAAAAGATATCATTTAGTAATTCTTACATATGACCACAGTCAAAACTCGCTCAGGAAGAGTATCTAAACAACCGAATCGTTTAGAGCCTACAGAGGTACCAGAAGATGATTATCACGACAACGACGTATCAGACGATGATTTTTGCGAAACAGAGGGGGAAGACATATGCGAAACCGACGATGAGAGTGAATCAGATGATGAAGTTGACGCGGATGAGCAAGGTAATCTAAAAGGGTTTGTAGTCGATGACGATGAAGTTAGTGAAGATGAGAGTTATGTTGAGAGTGATGAGGAATATTCGGCTTAAAAAGATAAGTAATTATATTACATATGGAAACAGAACTTGGCAACCCCATCGAATATAGTCCGGAACTTCCAACTAAAGAAGATCCGATGCATAACGAGGAAATGGAAGCTCCGTATTACCTTCCTCATCCATCTATGATGATGCAACCACCTCCTATGATGCAACCACAGATGGAAAAGAATGATTTCTTATCTAATTTGGATAAGAATGCGTATATCGTAATTTTTGTATCATTCATATTGGGTTTCTTTATGGGAAAGACGATGCAACCAGTCATCCTTCGCCCCGGATGAGTATCCATCAAAATTTTCCACAGGCCCTTCAACCTTCTCGTTATACGAGTATCTACCCGTACTCTTATAATAAGGATCATACAGATTACTTTTCATCACGTCGCTCGCGGTTGTCACGATCTCATCCACCTTGGTATAAAACTTTACATCTGGGTTGATGTATACATATACGACGAGTAAAAATACACACGCTAAAAACATTAATGTCAAACTCGGAATAGAAGCATACATTTTCTTATTAAAAGAGAATATTTTTTTTAATAAGAAAACTCTTTACATTTTTTTTATTTTTCTTCTTATAATTTTTTAAAAAAATTCCAAACTAGTTTTTTATTTTTCCTCGGAAGGCTCTTCCTCAATAATTGGGGGCGTATCATCGAGACGTTTCTTTTGTCGCTCGACAATCTCGTCGGCCACAATCTTGTCAGCCTTCTTGACCAATTCCTCCATGGGAGTATCAGGCTCTTCCTTTTGAAGTCGCTCGAGTACATCCGCTGGGTGGCTAACCGGTGGCTCGTCGGGCTTGTTATAGAACCTAGAGTTTTCATCTCCAGGTTTATGGTAATTCGACGACTCGACCATGTCACGCTTACGTTCACTAAACATCTTCGCAGCCTGAGCCTGGTTATCCCTGTATCCAGTCATTAACTCCTCCAGTTTATCGTTCGTGTAATGAGCATCTTCAATCTTTGACGGATCAGGTGGGATGAGGAGCCACTTGTACATATCCACTACATAAATATCAAACGTGGAGTCTTCCGTTTGCAACCTCTTCGCGTGTGAAGCGGCTTCGTCTCGGGTAGAAAACGCGCCACGAATCTTAATACCAAACTGATCATTCTTCTGGGGAGCCTCTGGTCCAACTACGGACAGGCACGCAAACAACTGACCGGGAACGGTAGTGTAATCTTGTTCGAGACTCATTTGTACTTATTACTGTACTCTAGGCTTTAAACTGCTTTTCTAACCTAAGATGTTTAAAGATATCGTAATATTATCAACTATGGAAGAGATTCGCCGTCTACACAACGACGAGAAACGAGCCCTCATAGAACTCGTTACTCAAAAGGGTGATAGTATACTCGACGTAGGGTGTGGGTTCGGGGGTGATCTTCAAAAATGGAAAAAGGTAGGGGCAAATATAAACATGTGTGAACCGAATGAAAATGCATTAAATGAAGCTAAAAGTCGTGCGAAAAATATGAAGATACGAGTCAATTTTTACCACGGGGATATACATTCATGTCCAAATAGAAAATATGATATTGTGTGCTACAACTTTGCCTTACACTATATATTCGAAGATCACGATATGTTTATAAACAGTTTGCAAGCTGTAAAAAGGCGGTTAAAACCTGGTGGACGATTTATCGGGATCATTCCAGATTCTGAAAAATTGATATTCAAGACACCGATGACCGATGACATGGGTAATTTTTTTAAACTAAAAGAGACGAGCTGTGGAAACTTCGGTGAAAAGTTGTTCGTACATTTATCAGACACACCGTATTATGCTGATGGACCTAAATCGGAACCTCTGGCACATAAAGATTTATTGATCACACAACTCGAAAATACCGGATTCAGTATGGAAAAATGGGAAGGATTATCAGGAAATCCAATAACAGAGTTGTATAGTAAATTTATCTTCGTATATAGAAATGATAGTTCTGGTCGTACTACTCATACTTAACTATTTGATTTATTCAAATTTAAAACCAAACCAAAAATTGGTAGAAGTCAGGGAGAAGTATAAGACACTGAGGGAATATTTAATCGAGATAGATAATCGTGATTTTGAAGATATATATCACGAAATACCTTTAATCGCGTACGAAAGAATGTCGTCTTCCGTTGGATACAATGTTAACAAGGGACAGGAGATAGGTATATGTATAGATGGTGACGTAAACGAGATATTCCATGTATTACTCCACGAATTAGCACATTGCGTTGTAGATGAATATACACACAGCGAAGAATATTGGAAAAAATTTGACACCCTAAAAACGATCGCTATTACTCTCGGTGTTTATAAATCTATCCCAGAAGAAAGTCCCTTTTGTGGTAAACATGTATCAGATAAATAATATTTATTTATATAAATGGATATAGACCCCTCTTCTACGGTATCGGCCTCCAGACTGGTCGTATCGTTGGTATCATGGTTTTTACTTTTATTCGGTATAGCCATTATTCGTCTTGAATTCGCGTACTGGCTTAACGGTATTTTACTCACGGTAATTTTACCCTTACTTATTTGGTACCTAGGTAATCATAGCATATTCTTGAGTGTCTCGAGTGGAACGGCGGTTATAACTGCTGCTGCTGCTGGGTTATTTATTATTATGCTCACGGAGGGTATAAAGTGGAAAAGGTTAAAGCGGTATCTTAAGGAATTCGGTAAAGATCCGCAGGAAACGGCCATAGCGACCACGATAATCATGGTCAGTATGGCAGTTGCACTTGTATTAGTGTATCTGGCACAGGGTGGTGATGTACTCGCGAGAGTACGATTTTAGAAATATCGGTTTACGATAAAGAAAACAATAGCAGCAACAGCGCCGGTCGAGGCTAAGCCTACGAGACTGCGATTTCCCTGCGTATTAAGAAACTGTGGAATAGTACTAGCTAACTTTTCCTGAACAGGTTTGCTAATAGCAGCGGCGGTACAAGCGGCAACTAACACCGCGTGTAATTGCTCATCAGTTAAATCAAATGGGTTCTTCTTTCCCTTCTTTTCCTTAGTCTCCGCCCCGGAAACGGACATGGTAGTCGTGGGAGGGGGAGGTACCATGACCTGTTGTTGAATCATGCGAGGGTCGACAGAAAGAGATGGTGGTTCCATCATGTCTTGCGGTTGACCCATAATATCGGCAATAGGTGTGGAATCCATCATATCTTTATTTTCTCCTACATTTTTTTCTGGCATTTTTGGCACGAACGATGTCGTCTGGTTATTATTATTATTAAGTGGTACCATGCCATCACCCGAATCGGAAAGATTAAACGTTGGAATGTCCGCTGACATTTACATTTACGAAAGTTTTTTTGAATTAATTCTTTGCGCGATTACTTGGTCTTGGTGATCTTAATAGCAGTCGATCTACCCTTTATTTTACTTGTATCTATCCTTGAGCTATTCTTTTTCGTGGTGATCATCTTTTTGTGCGCTTGCCAATATTCTGGGGCTCCGACCTTAAAATTTTTCCGAATCGTAGCTTTATACCAAAACACACAGTCTTCTATCTTGTTACTCTTACTGGTGTTATCTAAAACAATACATTCATAATTCTCTGTACAAGCATCCATGACCTTGTTAAACATATCGAATGTCGGGAAAATGCCAAAAAAGGATTTGTAAAGCTTCTCTCGATTCTGAATGATGTTCTCCCTGAGAATAAACACGTAATCCACATTAGCTCGTAGTGCTGGTGGAAGATCCATACAATACTGCATCGTTAACATGAAGAAAATTTTCCAGTGTCGACCATTCATAAAACATTGCCTGATGCAGGTATCACGCATGAATTTGTTATCGTACATACAATCGTCTAATAAGAGGAATGCTCCACAATTTGGTTTTCCAGCGCCAACAAGCTTTCTTTGCCTGTCCATTACACGCTCAATCGCTTCTCTATCGTAGTCTCCGTATATAAAGAGATCAGGAATGTACTGTTGGTAGTAATGATTACCTTCTTCTGTTGCAGACAATACGATACCAGCCGGTAAATGCTTCTTATGAAATAGAATGTCCGTAACTAATGTTGATTTACCTGTATTACGTTTTCCTATGAATACACATACCCTGTCGTCTGACATAACTCTTGGGTTAAATTTACGTAAACGTAAATCCATCTATAATACCGCCCCGTTTTATTTCATAAAATTTTACTCACATGTATTAGGAATGGCAGGTCGTATTAGACTCGCCGTCACCGGTATCCAAGATCAATGGCTTACTGGAGAGCCACAATTTTCATATTTCGTCACGAACTACAAGAGACATACACGGTTTTCTACAGAAGCCGTTGAAATGCCGTTCGACGGTAAATGTGATTTCTCAAGTTCTGTTGAGTGTAGAATTCCACAAAACATAGGGGATCTCATACGTAGTACGATGTTGAAAATTAAATTGGGTAAATTATCGACTGACACATCTACTGAAAAATATAGATACAACATTCCAGCAGCCCTGAGTATCATAAAATACGTCGACCTCGTAATTGGAGGGCAAATTATAGAGCGTCTCACTGGTGATTATATCTATATGTATAATCAGTTACACAACAATAAAGATGATGTAAACCAATCTCTTTATTTCTTATCTGGACACGGTGAACATCTGCAAGTATCGGATTCATATAACACATTTTACGTAAATATTCCATTTTACTTTTTTAGAAATCCCAGCTTAGCAGTACCCGTCTGTGCAATCACCAAACAACTCGTTGAAGTACGTGTCACGTTCAAAGATATAAATGATGATGTAACTTTCAAATATACCATAGATGGGTCGGTGACTAAGAGGGATAAAACAACCGAAGGATCTATTGACAATGTTTC